CAACGGAAAAGATATTGGTACTTCTACTATAGTTACACAAGAGATGTTGAATGAGATTTTTTCAAAACCTCCATTCAAAGATGAGATTATTGAAGAAGTTGATGTAAGTTTACATGTGCAAAATAACGAAGCTCCTGTTATGGGTAAATACGTTCCCATGTATACTCATGAATTAACTTCTCCTTCATCTATCTTCACACATATTAAACCATCCCGTTTACATGGCAACTTTGTAGAGGCAAAGGAAGCTCCTGCTAAACTTACTAAGTTTAGAAATGATCAGGGTGTTGAAATTGATCCTTATAAAGTAGCGATATCTAAATATTGTACTAACAATGTCATTATACCGCCTCAATTGTTTGAGTTTATTGCTGATACTACGCTAGAACGGATGTTGTTTCATTCAAAACCACCACAAACTAAAGAAATTTTTAATTTTAAAGAGGCTGTGCTTGGTATTCCTGAAATTCCGGAGTTTAAATCTATTAATAGAGGAACATCATCTGGTTTCCCTGAAAATGCGAATCCAGAACGTATTTTGCGAGGAAAAAAAGATTTCTTTGGAGAAGGTGATGAATTCACTTTTGAAGGTGAACGATATTCAGCTCTTGTTAAGAGGGTTGATAATTGTATTGCTATGATGAAATGTGGTAAACGACCACATTTTATATTTGCTGATAACTTGAAGGATGAAACTCGACCTATCGCTAAGGTTCAAGAAGGAAAGACTCGTCTCTTTTCTGCTGCGCCAGTAGATTATTTAATTCTTTGTAGAATGTATTTTGTTGCTTTTATAGCTTGGAAAAATGAGAATCGTATCCGTAATTCCTGCTGTGTAGGTGTTAATGCTTTTTCTGAGGAGTGGGATGTCTTAGCTCAGCGTTTATGTATACATGCTGATCCTGGTGACCAGGCATTTGGCGCTGGTGACTATTCTGGTTTTGATGCTAGTGAAGTTCCTGAGATACATTATGCCATTTTACATCTTATTAATAAGTGGTATGATGACG